CTAACATTTTGGTTAGATAATATACCAAGTTACTTGTTTTTCTATATAAAATATGTTAAACTTGTAACATGTTTGACATCCTAACTTTAATTCCTAGTAAGAAGAAAAAGAGACATAACGGTTGGACAAGTTTTAATGCAACTTGTTGTACCAATTATGGAGGTCATCGCCCTGATACTAAGTATCGGGGTGGATTGAAGTTTGAGGGTCAGAATTGGGTAATGCATTGTTTCAACTGTGGCTTCAAATGCAGTTTTACATTAGGTAAACCCATTAGTCCTAACACTAGAAGATATCTACAATGGATGGGTGTAGATGAAGTAGAAATACAACGTTGGAGTTTAGAAAGTCTACAATATAAAGACTTACTAGACTTTACTATTCAGAGAAAAAAATCTAATATAAAGTTTAATTCTACTCAACTACCTGAAGGTGAAGAACTAGATATAAATAACCCAAAACATAAAGTATACGTAGATTATCTACTTAAACGCAAGATAGATATACACAACTATGAATTTATAGTTACTCCAAATGACAACGGTCGCAACCGATATCGGATAGTGATCCCATACTACTACAAGAACAAAATTGTAGGCAACACAAGTAGATTTCTAGATAATAGAACTCCTAAGTATATCAATAACCAACAACCTGGTTATGTATTCAATACTAACAAGCAAAAACAAGACTATCAAGTATGTATAGTCACCGAAGGTATTTTCGATGCAATTAGTATTGATGGTGTTGCAATAATGCACGATGACATTAGTAACGAACAATCAGAAATACTAAACAGCCTAGGTAAACGTATCATTGTAGTTCCTGATCAAGATGAAGCAGGACTAAAGATTACTGACCGTGCATTGGAGTTAGGATATAGTGTTAGTCTACCTAACTGGCATGTTGATGTTAAAGATGTGAATGACGCAGTAGTTAGATATGGTAAGTTACCTACATTGTTAAGTATACTACAGTATGCCACTAACAGTAAGATAAAGATACAAATACAAAAAAGAAAGATAATGAATGGTAGAGAACTATAATGTAAATGTGCAAACATTATTCTTGCGTATGATGTTGTCAGACGTAGAATTGTATGTAAGAGTAATGAACATAATGAATCCGCAAAACTTTGATAAAAGTTTGCGCCCAGTTGCGGAATTCTTTAAAGAACACATGGAGAAATATAATTTGTTGCCGGATAGCGACCAAGTTGTAGCAGTAACTAGTATAGAGATAGAACCTGTAGTTGACTTTGAGCAGGGTCACTATGATTGGTTCCTAGATGAGTTTGAGAAATTTACACGTAGACAAGAATTAGAACGTGCAATTTTAAAGAGTGCAGACTTGTTAGAGAAGGGTGATTATAATCCAGTAGAGAAATTAATCAAAGATGCGGTACAGATTAGTTTAACAAAAGATATGGGTACTGATTACTTTTTAGACCCAAGAGCACGATTGATGCTGTTGAAGAATAGCAATGGACAGATTAGTACAGGCTGGCCTTGTATGGATAATAAACTGTATGGTGGTTTTAATCGTGGTGAATTGAATATCTTTGCAGGTGGCTCAGGATCAGGTAAGAGTTTGTTCATGCAGAATCTAGCAGTTAACTGGAGTCAAGCAGGATTGAATGGTGCATATATCACATTGGAATTGAGTGAAGAACTAAGTGCTATGCGTATTGATAGTATGATGACTGACACTGGAAGCCGTGATATATTTAAAAATATTGATGATGTTGAAATGAAGGTTAAGATGCTGGCTAGAAAGTCAGGTGGATTGCAAATTAAATATCTTCCAGCACAAAGTACAGTTAATGATTTGCGTAGTTATTGTAAAGAACTAGAAGTAAAGACTAAGAAGAAACTAGACTTTTTGTGTGTTGACTATTTGGATTTATTAATGCCCGTTTCAGCAAAAGTAAGTCCAAGTGACTTGTTTATTAAAGACAAATATGTTTCGGAAGAATTACGTAATTTATCAAAAGAATTGCGTGTATTGTTTGTAACTGCAAGTCAGTTAAATCGCACTGCGGTTGACGAAATCCAATTCGATCATAGTCATATTTCAGGTGGTATTTCAAAGATTAATACTGCGGATAATGTATTCGGTATTTTTACAAGTAGACATATGCGTGAAAAGGGCCAATATCAGTTACAATTGATGAATACCCGTAGTAGTTCGGGTGTTGGCCAGAATATTGAACTAGCATTTGACTTAAATACATTGCGTATTACAGACCCGGATCCTGAGGGTAGCAATAGTTTTAGACCCGCTCCTCAACCCTCAGGAAATGATATAATGGCTAGACTAAAGCCCAGTAGTACAGTTACTTCAGTTAATGAGAAAATTCATGAAACTATCGAACCTATAGAAAAACGTGTCGAGGGTTCAGCACTTAACGCAAGAATTAATACATTACTAAAGAACAATAGAAGATAAATATATGTAGGGATCTACTTATATGCAAAAGAAAACTCGCAGCCTCTTAGAGGAACTGGAAATAGTCGGTAATAATCGTGATACTAAGCACATTATTGAAAGCCGCGCCCATAATATAATTACTAGTGCTATTAATTTATTAGAAATGATCAATAAGCATTATGATACTGAAAAGGCTGCAGTCCTTGAACGCAAATTATTAAACGCTATTAAATCTAGAGATCAGGACCGTTTCTCACGTAGTATTAGGAAAAGTGATGAAGTCTAATGATTTTGATGTCAATGAAGCCTTTTTAGGAATTGATCCGTGGAAAATGGCAGGCAAGGCTGCCCTCAAGCAATTAAGCAAATATACCAATCCAAACGGTCTGGATGATCCAAACCAACACAGAAACTTTATCAAACTGTTTACGCAACAATATGATAGAGAATACAAAATTCATCCTAATTTAGGTATAGATGATTTTATGGATATCTATTGGAGAAAGAATAACTGGGATGCTAGTAATTTACCCACATCATACCAGCAGAGTTTAGATAGTGCTAAACAAGCAGTCACCGCCAATCCAAGTTCACAGACAGTACAAAAATTAGCCGACATAGTTTATAATATTGCATTAATGCTACCTAAAGGCGGCTACTCATATCGTCAACAACAAACTCAGCAAGCCCAGCAAACTCAGCAAACTCAGCAAGCAACTACTGCGGCTGCACCTGTAGCTCCACAACTAGACCCAGACACAAATCAAATTACAGCTAAAATTAGAAGTATGAATAATACTCCTCAAGAAATTGATGATTTAATACATATTGCAGGAATGGCATTGATAAAAATAAAAATGATTGCTCCCAAACAATATAACAATGTTATATTAGGTTTATTCAATAACGGAGGCAATCCAAGTGTTTCGGCAGCTAATAGCGTAGTGCAACAAGCAACTAAACCTAGCAAGCCTAAGTATTCAAGTGTACAAAGTCATACACCTAACAACGCACCGACATATAATAGTACACCTAATCCATGAATTCAATACGTGAATTAATTGAAACGTTAACTACGATTAATAACCCTATAATAGTTGAGGCTAAGGGACATTTAGACCATCCTGAGGATGCAATCTTTATTGGTGGCAGTAGTTATGCACAAACGGCAGTAAATGCTATTGTATCTACTGTGCAGAATCCCGCAGTGGTTACGATTAAGTGGGACGGATATCCTGCAATTATCTTTGGTCGTGGACCTAATGGTAAGTTTGCCATTATGGATAAGCATATGTTTAACAAAGCAGATGGTGCAGGTCGTATTGCTTATACTCCAGAATTATTTCAAAAATATGATTTAGGTCGTGGAGTTGATCGTTCAGGATTACATCAAATATTAAATCAAATATGGGCTGGGTTAAGCAAAGAAGATCAGGGTCAAGGATATTATTGGGGTGATTTATTATTCAGTCAACCATTAGAAGAAAATAACGGATTGTATACTTTTAAGGCCAATCCAAATGGTATTACTTATAAAGTAGTTGCTAATAGTGATATTGGACAATTGATGGCTGGTAAGCAAGCTGGGATCGCAGTTCATCAATATCTAGCGCCAAATGCTATGACCACAGATGATGCTACTTCATTAGATGGAAGTATAGGACAACTTAAAAATAACAGTAATGTTGCTATT